GCGCGATGGTCACACAGTATTCACACTCAACGGGGGCAAAGTGCAATCGCGCGCAGAATCTAACGCGACAGACAGCACACAGACGCTTGATTTGCTCGCAAAGTCAGGCGTACCACGAATCCCACATACTGTTGCGGTGCAAGGCGCGCAGATTATCGTGTCCTTGCCCAGCGTAGAAGATGATGTGATTTACAAGGCACATCGCGTAGAAAATGAGACAGGCGTGCTTACCGAATACATGGAGAATAGGGCGCGGAGAGGCCATGAAGGGTGATTTCTCCATCCGTCTTGCGGAAACAGTACGCCCATGTTGGGAACCGCTCGCCGCGCTCATGCTCAAAGGAGTCGCGAAGTTGGAATACAACCCGCGCCCTGAACGCGAGAAGAAGAAGAAGAACGTGGAAATTGACCCGCGCCCTGAAGACAAGAAGCCGAAAAAGGTCGACCGCAACCAATTGCTCAAAGACCCTGTAGTCATCAAAGCGTTGAATTTGCTTGACGCGCTACTTACGAAAGAGAAGATGACATGGACCGGACCGAAGGGTCTCGCGATTGGACCCGGTTCGGAGGACTCCGCGCCGCGCGGACCCACAGAATTGACGCGCCCATCGACGCTACCGGACTTTTATCCAACAGAAGATGACCCCGAAAAACCCGCGAAAACAACGCGTAAGAAGGGTGAAACGACCACAATCACTACTGATGAAGGGGAAAAAGGCACCCTGCGCGTCAATGAAGATGAAGCAATGTTAGAATTGCGCGTAGATTAAATACCATTGCGCGATGTCGGGTTTGATTAGTGATGTCCAGTGCAGTCATGTCTACACCTTCCGCAAGTCACTCTCCCCTCCTTCTCAAAGGGATTGGAGATGACCTCATTTGCGCGGGATATGCAAGTGTCGAAATGGTCGACAAGCAAGGAGACCTCATTACTACAGACGCGCTCAATGGCGCGTTCCGCAAATTCATGGATAATGCCGCTTGCCGTAACGTGCAACTCGCGCATTCCAACATACAAATCGGGGAAGTCATCCCTGAATACACAGATTCTTCGGGACGAATGTGGAAGTCCGAAGTGGACGACAGCGGCATGTTCGTTGTCATTCGCCTACGGAACGACATCGAGAAGGCGCGCGAAGTCGCTGCTGAAATACGGAAGGGCAACCTCAAGTCTTTCAGCATCGGCGGACAAGCGTTTGAACGCGTCAGCAAGAGTGACAAAGAGCGTGGAAGTTACCGGGAAATCCGGCGTATGGAATTGCATGAAGTCACAATATGCGAAAAAGGCATCAACCCCGAAGCACAATTCAGAATTCTGAAACAGGAGACCGAAACAATGACCGAAAGTGACGTAGTAACACAACTGCATGACGTGATGGAACGACTATCGAAGAAACTCGACGAAGCCGAGAAAGACGAGAAAGACGATTCATCCGACGACAAAAAGCACAGCAAGAAGAACAAGAACCCGTTCGCGGACAAGGATGAGGACAAAGGTAAGGACAAGAAGGATGATGGTGAAAACCTTGAATTCTCTGATGATGATAGCGTCGACAAAGGATTCGACGACATCATCACCACAGACTACCTGAACTGGATGGAAAGCACGCTGAAGTCAGCGGGCGTTGACACCCAAGCCGCGCGTTCACACTTTGATGATGTGAGCAAAGGATATGGTCCCGGCCAACACGGCTACGACCACCGCGGGCAAGGTAGCATCGAAGGCGCAGGCGAGGGTGAATCCTCCAAGCGACCCAAGATGGACATGGGCAGCGGCGGAAGCGGCAACAAGTATGCCATCCGCGCAAGCGCAGACCCAGCACCTACCGGCAACAAATTCGTCATCAAGGAGAATGTCACCCCGGCACAGGCCGAGGCAGCATACGAAGTCTACAAGGCCGCTCGACTTGAAGAAGAATTCAAATCCGAATTGGGTTCCAACTTTGCACACCGATTTGATGGTGAGCAAACGTACAAGCACAACGAAGAGGCGCGCAGTGATTTTGACAGCCGCGGTCCACTCGTTGACTTGCAGAAGGCCGTTCTTGCGCTCAATGACCGCATTAACAGCCTGTCCACCGGTAGCGGTGAGACAATCAACAAGAGTGCCGGTGGAAGCCGAACACTCGTCGAGGTTCCTTCAAGTGACGACCTTGCTGACATGTCGTGGGACGAAGTCCACCAACTTGCAGCATCTTCACTACGGGGAGGTGAGTGAACATGGCACGAGACTACATCCGAACAATACAAGACATGGAACGCTACTACTACGGTGGGAACGCCCTAACAGGCTACACCTACAGCAGTGGTGACATTCTGAAAGCAGACGCCCCGCTACTATCTACGACGGCAGGCACCTACCAAGCGATTTACGGTCGCAAGGTCTGGTCGCAACTGAACCAAGAATTCAACGCGTTCAGTATTCTGCCCAAGAAGCCGTGGGAGAAGTCGGGTTGGCGAATCATCACAGAGAAGCCTTCCTTCGCAAAGGGCGGCGGTGTTGCTGAAAACGCAACCCTACCGGAAACCACCAAGCCTACGTTCCTACACGTTGCAGCAAAGCCCAAGACGGTCGCGCACACCTTCGACCTCTCGGAAGTTGCAATGTTCTTGTCCGACAAGGACGATGGAATGGGCGACGTGCGCCAAGTCCTCAAGGAAGAAATGGGTAAGCACCACGCTGACCATATCAACCGAATGATGACAGGCGACGTGGACACAGTAGCAGGCAACAACTTTGAGTCAATCGACCGAGTCACTTCAGACCCTGACTTGATGACTACAGTAACAGGGCATGTAACAGTCGCTGCTACGAAGCACGACATGTATTCCATCACACGAAACGGAACAGGTGCCGCTGGTGCCTTCCACAGTGCAGAAGTGAGCGTCTCTACCGCGGTGGCGACTCAACGCGCGTTGAGTCTTGACTTCCTTGATACCATCTTCCAGCAAGTATGGACTCGTGGTGGTAACCCGAAGGTCATTCTGACAGGGTATGATACGCTGATGAACATTCAGCAACTCTTGCAGAGCCAACAGCGATTCATGGAGACCAAGCGCGTCACGCCTTCATACAGTGGCGTCAAGGGTGTCCCCGGCATGGAAGCCGGATTCATTGTGGCGACCTACAACGGCGTCCCAATCATCCCAAGTAAGGACGTGACAGCAGACGGCAGTGGTCGTATCTACTATCTCGACACTGACTATCTATGGTTCCAGACAGCGATACCAACCCAATACTTTGAGAGTGGGATTGAGACGGGTGACCCCTTCGCAATCAACCGCCTCGGACAAGAGGGCTTGTATCGAACGATGGGCGAACTGTGGTGTTCTTTCTTTGGCGCACAGGGGAGTATTCGTGACCTTACGTGAGGTCTTTCGGAGATAATAACAGGAGTTGACAAATATGGCAATTACAATAACCAGAGGCGCAGGCGCGACATCATTCGCAACAACATTGGAACTTGACCTTTACGCAGGGTCGCCGGTAGACGGCACACTGTGGCAAGGCAGTGACTATCCGGGTGCATTGACCGCGTTCCAACCAACGAACACGACAGACAGAATCAACGTAGCAGGCATGAAACTGCTGTGTGGAGAATTGGGCTGCGCCGACTACAAGGCAGCAGCAATCACACTACAGGTGGGCGGCGAGGCAACACAGATTATCTCGTTCATGCTCGGCAGCGCAGGGACGCTTGACCACAGCACTACCGGTCTCGGTAGTGGTGTGCGAGGCGCACTTAGCGACACAGGCACTACAGGAGTCAACAACACGCTGACTTTGACCTATCCGGGTGGAGTCAGCGACGTAACAGTTGCTGCTACGCAGATTTGGCTAATATGCGCTTGAGGTGAAACTCATGCCGCAGGTAATCTACCGCGGTCGATGGCCTACAAAGCGGACTTCCTTCGGGGACTTCACTCGGGGCAAGCCGCAAGACGTTGAGCAAGAGTGGTTAGACACCCACGCCTTACGACTCGTGGGGAACCCCGACTTCGTAGTCATCGGCAACGAGGCCGTCGAAGACGCGCCTTCCGCCAATGCAGAACCTGACACGGGCTGGACTCGCGTACAGATTTACGATTGGTTGACACTACGCGATGTTCGCGCACGCGCTGGGCTGACAAAGCCGCAACTGTTGAAGGTTGTGCGCGGTTCGCTGGGCATCGAAGACGACGAAGAAGAGGACGAATCAGCCGAAGACTCTATGAACGCGCCCGCAGTGGACGCAGACATGGCGGCCGAAGATAACGACGACATCGAACAAGAGGTGGCTGAATAATGCCCGTAGTAGCAGATGAACGCACAAGCGTCATGGGCAATTTCCATGTAGTGACTGGCACATACACAGCAGGTGGAGGCACGCTTGCCCTCGCAGGGCAATTTTCAAGCATTCACACCGTTGTAGCAACACCCGACCAAATACCACCTATACCTGTGCCTGAACAAGTCAGCGCGCAAGTCAATACTGCTGGCGGTCTTGTGAATATCATCATCACGAGTGCAGCGGGCGCGCAAGCCGGAACATGGATTGCAATTGGCAAGCGTTGAGCGGAACAAGAAGGTGAGGACCGATGGCGAATGCGTCAAAGCAATTTCGTTTTGCACCTTCCGAGACAGCGGCAGTCATTGAGTTGGCTCTTGACACATACATGTTGGCGGGTCCCAAGACCGTCGTCGCTGTGACACATCACAGTGTGCGTGGCATGCAGGTCTACACAGTGTTCACCTCATGATGGGGGAGAACACATGTCCAACTACACACTCGACGACCTTCATCGCATGGAGAAGGCTGGTTGGCGCAAAGCCGAGTCCATTGGGGCCGGTAGCGTCACTACACCAGAAGACCCCCTTGCGGGTGTGACGCAACAACAGAACGCTCGCACGCGCGATATGCGCGACATTCTCGACATCGGTAGTGGGACGCGCTGCGCACAGTGCGGTATGCTTCACTTCTGTTGGCTGGAAAAGTGTGGTGCCTGTGGAAAACCCATGCACTACAATGTCGGCAAAGTGAGGGAGGCACAGTAATGCCCGTAGTGTTCCAGCCCGGCGAGCGCCCCCCACAACCGCTTGACCCTACCGCATCAGTCTACACGACACCGCAGAAGGTCGCGGACCTGCTGCAAATCCAACTCCCTGACGCAGACCTGCTTGCGACAGCAGGCACAGCCGCGCTCACATACGTTGAGATTGCGCCGTCTGATTTGCGCCATACCGGCTATTCAGTGGGCGATGAAGTCGAGATTCTAAGCGATGTGACCCTTTCGGAGACCGCGTGGATTGGTAGCGTCACACTTGTCGCTGAACGTGCGCGCCTCAATCTTGTGGATAGCGCGACCGGTGTTATTGGCGCAGATGACTACGCGCTTACACAAACGCACACTTTGGCAGGTGACGCGACTGTTCAGAACCTCCAATCGTTCACAAACGGCAAACGGC